ATGCCTCAAGCTGGTTTTCCTTAACAGAAGCCTTATACGCTTTCTTAAGCAGCTTCTTGAACTTCTTGTACTCTTTATTGCCTTTGAGCTCTTTGCCTTTTTGCTCTTCCATTACTGTTTCTTCCATTTCTGTTCCTTTCTTCCTTTACACTTTTGTGTATGAGTTTTGATAATTGGGTGTCGATTGGTTTATCGGCGATTGTTTCTATATTCACTTCAGCTATTGGCTGGTTTATTACGCTTTATCTTGCTAAAAAAGGCGATGCCGCTCTTCAGGATCAAGTTGACTCTTTGAAAAAACAAGCTGACGAGTTGGAGCGTTTAGCTAATGCTGCTAACAAGACTCGCTGGAGTCTTAAATGTAGCTTTAAGCACATGTACGTTTTGAAGAACGATAGTCCTTTTACTTTGTTTAACGTGAAGGTTGATGTGCCTGATGCTGCTTCTTTTGAGCCGTTTAGTGCTGAGTCTATTGGCTCTATGAGTGAAGTTAGCTTTTTCATTTACTGTGGGCCTACTCGTGATTGCGTTATTACTTGGAATGAATTAGTTGATAACGTTTTGAAGCCTTGCTCTTTAACTCTTCAAATTCCTAATGCTTTGCGCTAGTTGCTGGAGTTAAGTCAATGTGCAGTTTTGCGCATTTTGCTTTAAAGGCTTCGTTTTTGCGTTTGTACTCTGTGTACTCTTTGTAGGTTCTGCATATGATGCAAATTTCTTGAGCCATCGCGAGTAAACTCACGCATACGGCGCATACTTGCCCTGGACTGATTTGTGGCATTGGCTTATTCCTTTCGCGTCAAAGTTTGTTTGTTGAGTGTTTTATAAGACTGCACCGAGTGGAATGTGTCGTTTTAAGCATTCATCTGTCGATGCTCTTATGAGTCTTGATGTCTCATCTGCTTCTTTGCAAAACAGTCGATAAAGGTAAATCATTGGGAATAAAAGAATTATCTCTACTAGCATTAGTGCTATTAGAATGCAGCTTATTGCGCTCATCCTCCTCGCCTCCTTATTTCGTTGAGTAGTTGCGTTTCTGCGTCTTTACTGGCGTGATGCGTTTCACTGACTTTGCAGAATAGTTCTGTATTGTCTTCGTCGAATTTTTCTTGTTGTTTATGAAGTTCTTGTAGCGCGTCCTGATATTTTTGTTTCGCGTCTCTGACTGCTTGTTCGGCTTTCTTTATTGCTTGGCACTTGTCTCGCGCTTCTTTGACTTTGTTGAGTTCGTCTTCTTCTTGATCAAGTGCATTGTGATATTTGGCTATTAGTTCCAAGACTTTGGTTGCGTCCACGCCGCAGTCTATGTTGAGCACGCGGTTTATTCCGTCTAACATGGTTGACTCTTTTCTTTGCCTGCAATTGCAGCTTGCTTTTCTGCTTGCTCAAGAATCTTTGACAAAGGCGTTTTACATACTTTCGATATTCTCGTTAATTCATCAAAGCGGAAAACGCCACCGTTAATCTTCCTGTTCAACGTGTTACGTGGTATTCCAGCTTTGGTTGCTAACATATCTTGAGTTATATTTGCCTTTGCGAGCACATTTTTCAGTGCAAGTCCTAGTTGCGATGAAGTGGGCACTATTAGTTCCATATGGAACATATTACGCTCTATCTTATTTTCGTCAATGTCGGCGTGTCCTATTTGGGACATACTTCGTAATATATAGTGGTAATATGCCCTATATGGCAGCAGGAAGTAGAAAAACGACTGTAGAGTCAAAAGCTTTATCTATAGCTATTAAAAGAGCAATGGCGATTCGAGGATTGAAAACGCCAGGCTTAGCGAAAGCGTCTTCAATCCCGTATGGAACATTGCGAAAGATTCTTGAATTAAACACGGTTGCTGACTATGAGCAATTGAGGAAAATTGCAATAGCTCTTGGTGTGCCGCTATCTGCAATTGTTGCTGATTCCGAAAAATTGGTGAAAGACCCTGGAATTGTAGAGGATTATCTTGATTCTATACAGCAAGAGCCAGAGCCATCTGCAAATCCCGAGTCGAGTGCGTCTTCTGATTCTGATGCGTCTTCTGGTGCTTCAAACAACTTGGATGATGATTATGTGAGTCACGTTGCCGACATGATTGCTGCTGATCCTTCTCAGTTTGCTCTTATGGCTCATACCGACCCTAACAAATTCCTCGAGTCCACCACCCCTCGTGACTAATTGCATGGCGGTTATATTATGAGCAGAAAATCTTTTACGCCGCGTTTTACACTAACGCAGACTGAAGCTAATTCACTTATCGAAGAAACTAAGCGTGCTGTTGAGAGTGTTGTTACTATGCCTGCTCAAGGTATGCACAATGCTGAGTTTCATGTTGAATCACAAGAACACTCGTTTACTATCGCTCTGTATAGGGGAAGCATAAATGCAAATAAGCATACTTTATCAGCGCGTATTAGTGTTTCTGGCATACCTCTGATTCGCTTGTGCGTGAATGGTTCTACGCATACTAATCCAGACGGAACAAGGATTGGCGGAACTCACTGGCATATTTATCGCGAAGGATTTGATGATTTTGTTGCAGTTGCAGCAAATATAGATTCGCCTGACTTCGTTCATGATACAATACTATTACTTGATAAGTTTCATGTAATTCAAAAGCCAAAGTTCCAAGGTGCATTATTATGAGTGCAAGTAGTGTAGCGTTTGATGTTCCCGCGCTTCTTGATGACTATACGTCATGGTTGCGTAAGTCTTCTACTGTTGAGCGAATTGGCGAATGGAATGAGGTTACGTTACCTTTTCTTGATTGTTCTGGCGACGACCTTGTTTTTTATGTGCGCATTGATCGTAGTAACAGTGTTGCTTTTACTGACGATGGTTATACTTTTGCTACTTTGAATCATAAGGGTGTGAGTATTACTGAAAAGCGTTTGGAACGTATGCAGTGTTTGGCACGCAGGTATGGTGTGAGTATCACTAATAATGGTGAGGTTACTCTTGATGCTGAAGATAACTACGCTAATGCTTTGAACCGTTATGCTCAGGCTCTTTTGTCGTTGAATTCTATGACTGAAGTTTCACGTAGGCATGTGGCTGAGTATTTTGCTGACGATGTTGCTGAAGTGTTGAAGTCTTGCAAAGTTTACTACACACCAAATGTAATTATTCGCGGTGTTTCTGGATATGAACATAGTTTTGATTTCTTGTTCCAGCGTAGCGCAAAATATCCTACTAGATTCTGCCATGCTCCTAATAAGTTTGATAAAACTGCTGTTCGCGATATTATGTGGAGCTGGCAGGATACTTGTAAAGCAAAAGAGCGCGAAGGTTCTAAGCTGTTTGTGATTGGCGATGATAGGGAACGTCCCTTGCAGCCTGCTGCTTTGGAAGCTTTTGAAAACTATGGTGTGGAAGTTATTCCTTTTTCTAATCTCGAGGAACGTTCTGAGTTGTTGCGTGCAGCTTAATACTGCTTTTATGCTCATTATGAAATTGATGTAGATAATAAGAAAAGCAAAAAGCTCTAGGCATAACGCCTAGAGCTTTCGCCGACCGAGTACTCCCAATCCATTTACATTCAGTATAACATATTGCATTGAAAAAGTCTTGCGCTGTACATTGGAGTTGCATTATGCTTCGTTTTGATTCGCTTTATGATGAAGCCACGCGTCTTGGTGTGCGAGTGGAAGAGCGCCGCCTTTCTGGTAGTGTGTGCGGATACTACTACGACGCTTGTAGACTGATTCTTCTTGATGAGCGTTTAGCTGATCATCAACGTTTGTGTACGCTGTGTCACGAGCTGGTTCATGCGGAGTACCGTGATGTTGCTTGTGGAATTGATTCGCGTTTTGAGACTCGTACAAGACGCATAACGGCTTCTAGGCTTATTAGCGATGTCGATTACAAGCTTGCTGAAGCAATGTACGGCACTGACGTCTGGACTCTATCTGAAGCTCTTGGCGTTACTTGCGATGTTATCCAGGACTATCGCTCTTTCCTTTCCACTCCCGTTCCTGTGTGATTTTTTAATTATCGTATAGATTTTTTCTATTTTTATAGCTAAAGATTATTAATGAATATTTTTTATAATATTTGATATGATTGCTATGAGGTGATATGTATGGAGGAATTACAAGGCATTGGTGCTAATGCCACGTGGGTAGCTAACAATATTCTTCAGCGTGCATTTCGCGATAAAGTTGACGTTTCACCAATGAAACTGCAAAAGCTATTGTATTTTGTAACGTGTTTATATCAAAGAAAAACTCGCAAGCGTTTACTGTCTGAACCTTTCCAGCAATGGAAGTATGGACCAGTGTGCCGTAGTGTTTATGATGAATTCCATGTATTTAGAGGCAATCCTATACGTAAATATGGGAAAGATTCAGCTGGTAACATGTATTGCATCGATGAAGATAACAATAAAGAATTAAGAAAAGTTCTTGATTTTGTTTGGGGAATGATGCGTAATATGTCGGCTGTGGCATTAAGTCGTATTACTCATCGTAAAGATTCGGCATGGAGTAAAGCTTATGAGAAGAAAGAACTTTATATTGATGAGAATGATATGACTTGCGATTATACGTTCGACGACATTATAGGTTTTGAAAATGCCTAATACTATACCTGATAATATTACAGAAGATGAGCCTCCTGCTGGCAAAGATGATAATCAGCTCAATAATAACGATGATAGTTTACGTACGCAAAGTATTACTCCAGCTCAAAAACATGCTTGGAGTATGGAAAATTTCAAAAACAGTAGCGCGTCTTCATTGATCAATATATGCGTATTGTTTATAATCGTTCTTATTTTTATTGCTTGTTTCTACAAAGATGCTCGATCTACTGCAAACATGGGTATTGATATTCTTAAAACATTTGCATTAACCGCTATGGGATTTCTTTTTGGACGCACAAGCAATGGTAATAAAAATTAAGATTTTTACATTTTCAGCGCCTTTTTTGCGTATTTTTAGCCTAAAGTAGCCGTGAAAGTAGCTGAATTTGATTTTCTGGCGGCATTTGGCTGATTATTGTAGCTTGCCTAGTTTTGTCTATTGCTTTGAGTGTTGTTACTTGCTGATCTAGTGTAAGTGCTGCTAGTACTGCTATGAGTGGGTCTTTTTCTTGATTTTGTGTAGGTTCTACATTTCTTTGTGTAGGTCCTACAGTTTTTTGCATTTCTACGTTTTGTGGTTTTATGCCGACTTGTTCTTCTTTCGCTTGTTCGTTAAGTTTGGCTGATGTTCTTTTGCGTTGTGCTTGGCTGATTTGCTGGTATACGGATACGGTTTTAATGTCGCTATGCCCTGCGACTTCCATGAGTTCTGCAAGACTCGCGCCCGCTTCTCCATAGTGTGTGAGTGCTGTGTGCCGAAGATCATGAAAATGCATGTCTTTTAGTGATGGCATGTGTGCTATTGCTCGATTGAAGCTTTCTCTGAGGCTTGCTGGTGCAACGAATGCTCTAGGTGTGCGAGTGTGTAGTATCAGCTCATCCGGTTTGCTGCTTTGCATTTGTTGGCGCATGTGTGTTTCAAAGTATTCGCGCGTCCATTCTGGTATTGGTACTTTTCTTATGCTGCTTGCTGTTTTTGGTTTGCCTACTTCAAGGCGTCGTTTTTGTCCTAAATGGTTTATGCTTTTGAGGCTTTTGTTGACGCTGATTGTCATTGCGTTAAGATCTACGTCACTCCTGGTGAGTGCGCAACATTCGCCTTCGCGCAATCCGCACGCTCCAGCTAGCATGACTCCGATGCGCAAATGTGGTGCCATCATGCTGTATATGTCAACAAGTTGCGCAATGCTGATGGCAATGCTTTCATGTCTTGTGCGTGGTTTTTTAAGTTTGAGCATGCAAGGATTGCGTTGCAGCAGTGTTTCTCCAGCAGCGTTTACTTCTTTCGTGCAAGCGTAGTTGAATATGCTTCTAAGCAGTGTGTAGCAGTGTGATCGTGCTACTGTGTTTCTTCCTGTAAGTTCGTCGCAGTCGAACGCATCATACCAGTTTTGTATATCTTTGCTTGTGATTGTTTTGATGCGTCTTTCTCCAAATGCTGGTAGTAGGTAGTTGCGCAATCGTCCTTCTTTGTGTGATTGCGTGGTTTCTTCAAGCTTGCTTCCGTCTGGTTTGCGCTGATTTTGCATATAGTCGTCTGCTAGCTGTGCGAATGTAATTGAGTTTTTATCTATTTCGTGACGGTTTATTTTAGCTGGTGGTGTCCATGTGCCTAATGCTATTTCTTTTTCTGCTTGAGCAAGCCATGCTTCTAGCTCTACGCGGTAGGCTGCTGGCAATGTTCGAGTAAATTCTTTTGGTAGCGATGGGTTTTCTGCTAGCGCTGCTGGAGGCGTTGAGTAGCGTGCAACGTACGCAGCGCCGTATGATCGTGTTACTTTTTTGAGCCTTCCAAAACTACGCCTTGCCATAATGCACATTCCCCTTTGCATTAACCAATTTTTAGCACTTAGGGCAATGAAGGGCATCGATTTTCTGAAGGTCATTTTTCAATGCCCTCTATAATGCCCTTCATAATGTATTA